TGCTACATCACCTTGGCAGTGGTTAAGTGAGACTAAGTGGCACATAAGAGAGGAGATTATATGGAACAGAGGAAGTGGACCTGAGATATCTGGGTATAGATTTACACAGATAGATGAGAGAATATATTGGTTATGTAAGGGTCCTAAGAGACCAAAACTACCTAGAAGGTCAGTAAATTATGGTAGCGTCTGGAAGTTTGGACCTGAAATGAAGAATCCACACCCTGCACCATACCCAATTATCCTTCCTTTGAGGTGTATTCAAGGTGTTTTGCAAGAACCTGGACTAGTATTAGACCCTTATAGTGGTTCTGGTACCACAGGATTAGCAGCAAAACTACTTGGACATGATTATATTGGGTTTGATTTGTCTAAAGAGTATCATGATATGGCAAGAGAAAGGTTTGAAACTCCATCAGAAAATGATTTGAAAAAGTTTAGACAGGAGTGTGGAATAGGTGTAGAAAATAGTATGGATGTATTCAATATTGCATCTTCATAAATACTTTATGAGAAAATGTATATTTAATCATAAATGAAAGGATTTAGTGACTTCTTTTCAGAGGCTAGGACTTCTCAGGCGTCGGAAAAAGCAAAGAAATTAGGTCTAAAAGGTGATGGACATGGCTCCTGGTACGATAGATCAGGAGAATTTGTAGCGAAAACAGAGAAGGGAGACTTAAAATTCTATACTAAAGGTCAACGTCCTGGTAAGGATGTTCCTAATGCTAAACAACCTCAAGCACAACCTGCACCACAGATTAAAGCAAAGGCTACCACTGTTACAGGTAAACAAGTTGCAGCAGCACCTCCTGAGGAACAAAAAGGAGAGAAAAAAGGGGAAGAAGAGAAGTCAAAGCGTGGTTCAGATGCATTAACATTAGTATTTGGTAGGTTTAATCCACCTACTACAGGTCATAAGAAGTTATTAGATACAGCAAAAGGTATATCAGGTGATAATGATTTTAGAATTTATCCTTCAAGGTCTCATGATCCTAAGAAAAATCCCTTAG